GGAAGACCAACTTCAGTACATGCTGGATGAAATGAAACAGCATTACAGATTTTCTTACAACATCCTTACCGATCCTAACGCGCATCCGTCCGACCTTGAAGCTGCAATTCACGCTTACTTCGGATTTGACAAGCGCTACACAGGCAATCGCTTTACTCACGCTCGAACACTAATTTCTCAAAACAACTAGACCATGCGTGGTCATTGCTTATGGATTACTTTGACAATCTGGAGGTAGATAAAACTCCTGAGACAGAGGCGCTCGGCGCTAAATTTACTGCTGAAAATGACGCAAGAGAAGAGGAAGCAATTCAGCGTGATGCTGAGTTAGCTGCTGAGCGTGCAAAAGCTGAGGCTGACACAAGCCGTATTGCTGGTGGCGATGAACAACGTGACTTAGGTGACGTGCCTATCGTTGGTGGTCTACTCGAAGGGGCTGTCAACCTTCTACCTGAACCACTTACTCGTGAACAATATGATGCTCTAGGTACTCCAGAAGGCGAAGAAACGCCTATTGCTAATTTTGGAGAAAATCTTGCAGCGTCTGTAATTGATTTTGTTGATGGTTCTCGTGATCGTGAGCAAATCCTGGAGGATCGCCGCCGTATTAGAGGTGAACGCCTAGATGAAATTAACGAATCTATCGAGCAAATCAAAAATGACGATAGTTTCGCTAATCAAGCCACTACAGCAGTAGCTGACACCCTGGTCCGCGCTGTCCCTGGGGCAGCACTGGGCATGGCTGAGAACACCCTTGAGTTTGCTGAGATCGTCGGTGATAGTGCTAAATCTATTGTTGCTCAGGGCATCAAAACTGCTACGTGGGGTGCAGTCAACTGGGACAATGAAAATGGCACTCAAAACCCATTTTCTGACAATTATTCCTGGGCTAACTGGAATCTTGGTAGGGATAGCATCGGTGCTCAAACCCCAACAGGGCAACTTGCACAGGGCCTTCTCCAGTTTGTTGGTACTGCACGTAGTTTGGGTGGCTTTCGTCAGCCCGTAGGCGTAAAAGAAGCATTTACTGCTGCAACTACTAAGGCTGGTAAAGCCAAAGTCATCCTGTCTGCTGGCGCTAAAGAGGCCGCCTATGGGATGGCTACTGACCTGTTCATGGCAGCACAGGGCGAGGGAAACCTTGCCAACCTTATTGAAAACTTTAATCCCGCACTTAAAGACCACTGGATTACTGCTCTTGCTGTTGAAGAGGATGACGGTCCTTTCCAAGTGGCTTTCAAAACAGCTTTTGAAGGTGCTGCCCTTGGTTTTCCCGTTGGTACTATTTCTGCCATTTTTGAGAGCACCAATGTAATTAACAGGCTTCTTAGAAAAGGCACGGATCCAGAGGCTGCTAAGGCGCAAGGATTTAACACTTTCATGGATGCTATTGACCGCAGCGCCATGGTTATTCCACCAAATGCGCAGCAGGCCACGATTTCACGTCTAATGACTAAAAATCCAGCTGCTGGTCAACTTGATTTCGATCGCTTAGATCTTTATGAAACCAATGTTCTTGTTCCGTCTCGCGCTGGGGTCCCTACTACTTGGGATGATATACGTGCTGTGTTCCCTGAGTATTTTGAATCAGGTTCTGTGGTCCCTGGGTCAGATGTATCAAACACCGTCCTTGAAAGAATTACAGAACTCAATCCCGGACAAAGACTTACCATCAATCCCTTCACTGGAGAAGAACCCTCCACAGGCTTCGGAGTTGCCATTGATGGAATCAAACTTGAAGGAACAGATCAAGACGACATTCTGAACCTTTTGGCTCGATACTATGACATCTTTACTCGTGACGATGTTGTCATGGGAGTTGAAATCAATAGTAAAGGGCGACCTGTCTTAGAAGTCACCCGCATTGTTGAAGATGCTGCTGAGGCTGAACTGCTAGGACGCGCATTTGATCAACGTGCAATTTATGACTTCACAAACCAAAAGGCCATCGGTACTGATGGTGGAGACACCCTTTTTATGTCTAAAGGTGCTCATCGGCGTAGTCCCTACACAGTTGAGCCTGAAATTAAACCTGTCGATCCCTACACTAGGTACAGACAGCAAGCCGAAGCAGCAGTAAGGCCTCAGCCTGCACGCGGTGGTGGGGGTCAAAGAACACTTACCAATGCACAGATCTCACTTGCAGCAAAGTCCACAAGTGAAGATGCTGCTGATGTTTTGAGAAGGCTGAATGAGCAGTTTGAGGTCAATCCAAAAGATCTGCATAAAATGTCGCAACTAAGCGATGCTGAACTTCTGAGTATGTATCGCGTTGATCTAGCGGACTTTGTGAAGCTAGACGCTCCTCTAGAAGTGCTTCAGAAAAACGCGGAAGGACTCCTTAACGACGCCGGTATTCTTCAGACCCGCGCTCTTGTTTATGAAACGGCATCCACCATTGCTGATATGGGTGCCCGATTTATTCAGAAGACAGATGAGGGCATCAAAGCAACTGACACACTCAGGCAACTGGGTGACACTCTCAAGTTGCTTATGCGTGAGCATAAGGTTACTGCCAACGCCACGGGTGTGACCCTTGGCCGCTATCAAAGAAAAATTCCTTTTCTCAACATTGAAGTCGATCGTGTGAAAGCACTGTCGGCTAGTGATCCTAAGATCAATAAAACATTTGAACTTATTGACCGTGAAATTGACAACATGGTCGATGGTTTTGCATCTGGCGATCCTAAGCAAGTAAAGAAGGCCAATCAAATGGCTAACTTCCTTGTTTTGACTGGAGGCGACCCCAGCAAGATGGTTGATGTTACACGGGGTATTGGTGGAACAACTGGCGACATCATGCTTGAGTTGATGTATAACAGCTTGCTTTCAAGCCCTACAACTCACCTTGTCAACTTTCTGTCCAACTTTTTTCAAGTTGTCTATCGCCCGATAACTGCTTATACAGGTGGCGATAAGGCTGTCAAAAAACAAGCCATTGCTAGTTTCTATAATTTTCACAAGACAGTTATTGATTCTTGGAAGCTTGCAGATCAAGTAAGAAGGACTGAAGTTTCCTCACTTGGTGAAGTCAGCTCTAAACGAGATTTTCATGGTCCTGGTGCCACTGAAATGCAGCTCCGGCAGCTACAAGCTGATGCTGAAGAAGGCGATGATGAAATCATGAAATATGGCGTAGGCTTTCTGTCGCTGCTAAAAAATATATCCGACTTTCCGCTTTTTAACTGGCCTAGTAAATTCCTTGCAACCTCAGACGAGTTCCACAAGGTTATGTCCACACGCATGGAATATAACCGTAAGATTATGGGAATGGCGATTGATGAGGCAGGCTTAGACTCGGGAAAACATCTAGACGATACCTTTAACAAGCTTTATCAACTTGAGTACAGCCGCCACTTCACTGCAAAAGGTGATTTGCTTGATCAAGAACTACTAGACATTGCCAAGGAAGTCACTTTCCAATCCGACCTTAAAAAGGAAGCTGGTGAAGCTGCAAGCTTTTTGAACAATGTTCCTATCCTCAAGCCTTTCTTTCCGTTTGTCAAAACGGGTCATAACGTCAATGTTTATGTAGCTAGTCACGTCCCTATCTTGTCTGGAAAGCTAGATGAAGTGAAAGCAATTATGGCTGAGGGTGACCCTTACAAGGTTGCTGTTATTAAAGGGCGTCTTGCCTACGGAAAACTTGCCATTCTTACCGGGGCCATGCTGGCTACTGGAGGATTGATGACCGGCAATGGTCCTAGCGATCCAAAACGTAAGGCTGAATGGATGCGTAAGCACCAGCCAAGGTCCTTCCGATTTGGCGATAAGTTTGTGTCTTACGAACGTATGGAGCCTTTTGGACAAATCCTTGCTGCTACGGCTGATCTGGTCTATGCGTTTGAGTCTGGTGATCTTAAAGAGGACCAAGTTACATATCTTGCAGGCTATCTAGGGTATGTAGTTGGTGTCAACTTGACTGATAAGTCAATGTTTGCAGGACTAGAACCTCTTTCTACCTTCCTTAACCCGAAGTATTCTGGTGTTGACAACACTACGGCTGCTGTCACCCGCCTCGTAAACGGCTTTGTGCCTCTAAGTGGCACACGTAGGGCGACGGTGAACATGTTTACGCCATACATGCAGGAATTCGGCACTGCTATGGATCGTGAAAAGGCTTCTACGGGCTTTTTCCTTCCCTTTGCTGATCGCACAACCCGTGTTGACTGGCTTACTGGTGAACCAATCCCTAGCATGAGCGGCGGTGTCAACGCTTGGTGGCCTTACAAGGTGACTGAACGTGGCACAGATGTAGTCAAAGACTTTCTTGAGGATATTGACTATGACTCCTCTCACATCAGAAAGGATTTTGGCAACATTGATTTGACATCAGAGCAGACTGTAGCTCTAGCCCGTTATATGGCAGAAGCTGGAGTTCATGCTGACTTGAAAGATTATATCGTTAAAAATAAGAAAGCTCTTTACGACGAGATTGCCCGTTATCCAACCGAAGTACGCTCTAAAAATCTCAAACCAGAAGACATGTTCTTCTATCAACACATCAACGGCATAGTTTCTAAGGCTAAGCGTCAAGCGTTGATGCGTTTGCAGCTTGAATATCCAGATCTTGCTGACAAGATTCGTGAACAGGACATCCTTCGAGGTTTAGAGCGCTCACCACTTAAGTAATCACTAAGGCGTAATGGCTCTTACACAAAATACATACACAGGGGACGGCTCGACCGTCCTTTTTTCATTTACATTCCCATATTTGACTACCACTGACATCAAAGTCAGTGTAAATGGTGTTGATACAACTGCATACTCCCTAGCCAACGCAACTACTATTCAATTTTCGTCTGCACCGTCAAATGGTGCGGCCATTCGTATCTTTAGGGATACAAACGTTGATTCTCTAAACGCTGAATTCTTCTCTGGTTCAGCTATCCGTGCTTCTGATCTGAACAACGACTTTAATCAGATCCTTTACAGCACCCAAGAAACTGTGAACCGCCGTGTGGAGAGCACTGGTGGTGACATGACCGGCGACCTCACAATGGTCAACGCCGACATCGTGTTTGAGGGCAGCACTAATGACGCTAACGAAACAAAACTTTCAGCAGTCGATCCTACCGCCGACCGCACGATTCTCCTGCCCAATGTCAGCGGTACTGTTGTAACTACCGGCGATACTGGGACTGTTAGCACTGGTATGGTCGCGGATTCAGCGATCACATCCGCCAAAATTGCTAACGGCACGATTGTCGATGCTGATATTGCTAGTAATGCTGAGCTAAGCGTAAGTAAGCTGCAAGATGGCTCTGCGCGTCAACTCCTACAGACAAGTGCTAACGGCAACGATGTTGAATGGGCTTCTAACATTGACATCCCAGGCACACTTGACGTAGCTGGATCCACAACGCTTGATTCTGGTGTTTCTGTCACCGGAAACATTACTGTTTCTGGCACTGTTGATGGCCGTGACGTTGCTGCTGACGGCACCAAGCTCGATAGCATTGAATCTGGAGCTACAGCAGACCAAACAGCGGCTGAAATCCGTACTCTTGTTGAGTCAGCTTCTGATTCAAACGTCTTTACTAATGCTGATCACACCAAACTAAACGCTATTGAGGCGGGTGCTACTGCTGATCAAACCGCAGCAGAGATTAGAACACTTGTAGACAACGCTACTAACAGCAATGTCTATATCGACTCACACCATGCCATTCTTGATGGCGCAACCCTTAACACGAGTGAATTAAACACGCTCGACGGCATCACAGCTAGTACAGCCGAGATCAACCAACTCGATGGAAAGAGTATTTCAGGCACGCTGACGCCTGCAAACAGTAACGACATTCCCACTAGCTCGGCAGTCAACACCTTTGTGTCTGGCCTGCTCAACGCTTTGGGGGGATTTGTTGCTATTGGCAATGAAAATAGCTTTCCTACTACCAACCCTGATCCGAGCGACGATGCAGGCACTGTTGTGTCTATTTCGGATGCTGGTGGCATGTCTGTCAACAGCAGCGGTGTTGCTACAGGGCAAACTACTGCGGGTACTACAGTCACTATTACTGGGTTTCCTAGCAGTCTTTCAAGTACCACTCTTGGTGCTGGCTTAGGTCTTCAAGTTCAAACCACAAACACTCTTAACACCTACACCTATCACAAACTCATTGCAAAAGAAGCTGACGTAAAACAGCTTAGCGATGACATTAACGATTTTCAGGCACGTTACCGGGTCTCAGACAACGCTCCAACCACTGATTTGGACGAGGGCGATCTCTGGTATGACAAAACTGCCAACAAAATGAAGGTGTACGACACCAGCACTTCTGCGTGGAAGGAAGTGCAGTCTGTTGGCAACTTCTTTATTAACAGTCTTAGCTCTTCAAGCGCTACTGGAGGCGGCTCAGCCACCTTTAACGGTTCTGCTTACCGTTTTACCCTTAGCAATGCCCCTCAAAACGCTCAACAGCTTCTGGTTAGCGTTAATGGTGTCATTCAAAAGCCCAACGCTGGCACAAGTCAGCCATCCGAAGGCTTTGCTATCGACACTAACGACATCATCTTTGCGGCTGCGCCTGCAACTGGTTCTGATTTCTTCATTATTACTGTTGGATCGACTGTAAACATTGGTACTCCTAGTAATAACACTGTTAATGCTTCTCATATTATTGACGGTTCTATTACTAACGCCAAGGTCAGCAGCAGCGCAGCCATTGCTGGCACCAAGATCAGCCCGAACTTTGGTAGTCAAAACGTTGTAACGACTGGATCGGCTGGCATTGGAACGACGTCGCCTGCGCGAGGTCCGCTGCATATCAATTCTTCAACTGCTGAAACTTATTTTCACGTTACAAACTCGACGACAGGCAGTTCTGCATCTGACGGATTTACTCTGCACCAGTCAGGCAATGAAACTCTGTTAAACAACAGAGAGTCAGGAAATATGCGTTTTTATACCGCTGGCAGCGAGCGGATGCGCATCGACAGCTCGGGGCGCGTTGGCATTGGAACGACGTCTATGCCTGGTATGTTTCAAGTTCATCAGGCGGCAAGTAATACTTCTAACTACATAAACATTACTAACGACACGACAGGAGGGTCTTCGTGGTCAAACGGGATGCTTGTGGGCGTAACCAACGGCGGCGATGCGCTCGTCTGGCAAAACGAAAACTTGGCTTTGCGTTTTGGAACTAATAATGTAGATCGGATGCGAATCGACAGCTCGGGGCGGGTGTTGGTTGGTACGACGTCTGCAGGTATCCCAGGTGGTGATGAGCTGACAATCGCAACATCAGGCCATACCGGCATGACTATTCGTGCTGGCACTTCAGACAGAAGTTCTATCTATATGTCAGATGGCACTGGTGGGAACTCTGAATACCGTGGTTATATCGAATATGATCATGGTAGTGATTATATGCGTTTTGGTTCCGCCGCAGCGGAGCGGGTGCGCATCGACAGCTCTGGGAATGTTGGCATCGGAGTGTCGTCGCCGCGTGGACTTCTTCACTTACATTCTTCTAGTGCTCCTCG